ATGTTTGCAGTAATTTTTGGGCGTCCGGGCTGCCCGTATTGTGTCCGTGCTAAAGAGTTGGCTGAAAAACTGACCGAAGAACGCGATGATTTCAACTTCCGTTATATTGATATCCACGCAGAGGGTATCACTAAGGCCGATCTGGAAAAAACCGTCGGTAAACCTGTTGAAACCGTTCCACAGATCTTCATCGATCAGAAACATATTGGCGGCTGCACTGATTTTGAAGCCTACGCTAAAGAAAATCTGGCTCTGTTCCAGTAATCGTTTTCTGCTTCGAAAAAAGGGCATCCATTTGGATGCCCTTTTATTTTATCTATCAGAATGTGGTGTCTTACTAGCGATAGCGCTCAACGCCAATCGAACGCTTTTTCTGCCAGGTGAGCGCGACAAACCAAAAAAGAAACGCCCCTGAAGTCGACCAGAAAAGCGCACTGGTTCCATACGCAAACATCTGTAATCCGTTACGTAACTCTGTTCCATAAAACAAGTGAATCAATGTTGAAACCAGCACGGCACAAAGGGTGCCAAGAAAAGGATAAAAAATGCGGCCGTTCATAGAAGCATAGCTCGCAATAAATCCGGGAATAACAAACCACAGCAGGCTGATTTCACCTTTCATCACAATGTTGGGGCCGTCCGCGTGCTCCCACGGTTTTAATACCATGAAGAGCAAACTAACCAAGACAAAAGCAACCATCGCGCCCAACCAACGCCGATACATTGTCATCAAAAATCCCTCTTTCCTTAGAAGCGATATTCAATACACCCACAGTGACCTACCCTTTTCACCGCCCTTGGCGAAGCAGACAGCTCTGTGAGCCCACGCATTCCCTAGCGTGATAACGTGCAAAAGACGCATTCCCACATGTTTCGGCTTTTTGTTGGCCGAACACACAAGTCGCGTCTAAAATAGCTGCCAATACACCGTTCGTATTGGGGTTTCATCTATTACTGGGGATAACCGAGTTAAAGATGAAATTTATTATTTTGTATGGTTGAATGTATCTCCAATAGTCAATCATATCAAGCGCAAGCTAGTTAACGATAAGTTATTCGCCGTGAACATTGATGTCGCAAGTTTGTTAACAGGAAATTACATCCTGCTGTTGTTCGTTGTCTTGGCGCTGGGGTTATGCCTCGGTAAATTACGCTTGGGTTCCGTTCAGCTCGGTAACTCCATTGGCGTTTTAGTTGTTTCTCTTCTCCTCGGACAACAACATTTTGCCATCAACACGGAAGCACTGAATCTCGGCTTTATGCTGTTTATATTCTGTGTGGGCGTGGAAGCTGGCCCCAATTTCTTTTCTATCTTTTTCCGCGATGGAAAAAACTATCTCATGCTGGCCCTCGTGATGGTTGGCAGTGCGCTAGTGATGGCGCTGGGCTTTGGCAAACTATTCCATTGGGATATCGGCTTAACCGCGGGGATGTTGGCAGGTTCAATGACCTCTACGCCGGTGCTGGTGGGTGCGGGCGATACGCTGCGTCAAACTCTGGCTAACAACCCTAACCTTCCCCATCTGCAAGACAATCTCAGCCTCGGCTATGCTCTGACCTACCTCATCGGTTTAGTCAGCCTGATTTTTGGCGCACGCTATTTACCGAAACTCCAGCATCAAGATCTGCCAACATCGGCGCAGCAGATTGCGCGTGAACGCGGTTTAGATAATGAAGTGCAGCGCAAAGTTTTCCTGCCGGTGATTCGTGCTTACCGCGTTGGGCCTGAGCTGGTTTCTTGGGCTGACGGCAAAAACCTACGCGAACTGGGCATCTATCGCCAAACCGGCTGTTACATTGAACGTATCCGCCGCAACGGTATCTTAGCCACGCCAGACGGCGACGCCGTTTTACAGGTCGGTGATGAGATTTCGCTGGTGGGCTACCCTGATGCCCATGCCCGTTTAGACCCAAGTTTCCGTAATGGGAAAGAAGTTTTCGACCGCGATTTGCTGGATATGCGCATCGTGACCGAAGAAATTGTGGTCAAAAACAACAATGCAGTAGGTAAACGCCTCAGCCAAATCAAACTGACTGACCACGGTTGCTTCCTGAACCGCGTGATACGCAGTCAGATTGAAATGCCTATCGATGACAACATCGTGCTCAACAAAGGCGATGTACTGCAGGTCAGCGGTGATGCACGCCGCGTCAAAAGCGTGGCAGAACGCATCGGGTTTATTTCCATCCATAGTCAGGTCACCGATCTTTTAGCCTTCTGCGCCTTCTTTATCATCGGCTTAATGATTGGTTTGATTACCTTCAAGTTCAGCAATTTCTCCTTTGGCATCGGTAACGCCGCTGGATTGCTGTTCGCCGGCATCATGCTGGGTTTCCTGCGTGCCAACCACCCTACTTTTGGCTATATCCCACAAGGGGCGCTGAACATGGTGAAAGAGTTTGGCTTGATGGTGTTTATGGCGGGCGTTGGCCTAAGCGCAGGCGCAGGCATGAACCACGGTTTGGGACAAATCGGTGGGCAAATGCTCCTTTCCGGCCTGGTGGTCAGCTTGCTGCCCGTTGTCATCTGTTTCCTGTTTGGTGCCTACGTGCTACGCATGAACCGCGCCCTGCTGTTTGGTGCCATTATGGGCGCCAGAACCTGTGCTCCCGCCATGGAAATCATTAGCGATGCCTCACGCAGCAACATCCCTGCACTGGGCTATGCGGGCACTTACGCGATAGCCAACGTACTGCTCACGCTCGCGGGGACACTGATCGTCATCATATGGCCCGGCATCGGCGGATAATAAAGTCTTAGAATTCAGGTAAAAAGAAAAAAACTGTGATTTTTTTCACTTTGCCTGAAACTTTCTATCCGCGACAAAGTCTTAATTAGTGCCACTGCTTTTCTTTGATGTTCCCCATATTGAGGAGCCCGATAGTCCCGCCTTCTTAGGTTCAAGACTACCGGGTTTTTTATTGCCTGAAATTTAAATCTATATAAAACAATATCTTAAAAGTGACTTTTTAGACTAAGGGCAGCAAAGTGGCAGCAGAGAAAAATCACTACTCCCAAAATATAAAAAAACCGCCANATGCGGCGGTTCCCTTCAAAAAATAATTTTAACGCTTTAGAACGATAGGCTAGGTTGTTGCCCCTTTGCATGTGCCTGCGCTTCAATCACTTTGCCCGGAATCATGATCGAACGAACAAAGGTTTCATGAGTGATAAACGTATGGCCGCAATTGATGTTCGTACATTGGTTATAACGTTCTTTAGTTTCACTCGTGACAACAAAACTGCTGCGGGTATGTGCTGCACATCCACACAACGGACAATTCATCATGATAACTTACCTCCCACAGAGTTCGATATTGAGAACATTATAAACAAAAAGTATTCAGTAAAGCATCCCTCATTCCATTTCAAGATCATCAATCTTCACTTCCAGCTCTAGCGCCGTTGTATAGCCGCCATCGCTTAAAGAATGGATAACCGTCGTTAGCAACCAGTTCGCCGCATCTATTTCCGTCTTGAATCCCTGAACCTTAACCGGCATTTCTGGGTATAACTCGGCACGACCACGGGCTAACTGGATGGAAAACGTCGCCACACCGCGCTGCAATTTTTGCCATGCTGCCTTGGCTGCTCGCTCAGCGTTGCCCTTATTGGCATAGGTGTGACCCAACACCAATACATTTCCATCAGCTCCCATCAGGTAATCCCCCTGTTTAGCCTCAGGCTCCTTGGGTTTCGCCTTACTCTTAGTTTTGCGTTTACGCTTGATCGCTACCTGCTCTTTTTTCTTTGGCTCTCGCGTATTTAACCAGCTCGCAGTAACGCCGGTATAAGCCCCACGATCAGCCAATCCAAAGCGGTGCTGGTCACCATCGCAGCGTTTGATCGTGACTGCTGGGATGGGTTTACCGCTGGCCGCTCTGCCCTGCCCTTGGCGGATAAACAGCAGCTTGCCCCCTTTCACCGAAGCCACAGCGCCTTCTTGTTTTGCCAACCGCGTCAAAAAACTGCCGTCTGACTCGTTGGTTTGATCAACATGGGGGATTTTTGCCTTCTCCAGCGTGCTATCCAATGCCACATCCAGCTTGTTGCGCTTAGCAATGGTCGTCACGATGTCGCCCAGCGTTTTGTCGTGGTACGAGGCCTCGCGTTGGATATTTAGAGTGTCCCGAAAGTCGGCACTACGCGCACGCAGGGTCAGCTTATCCGGCGCACCAGAATGCTCAATCTCATCCACCACAAATAAGCCTTTAGGGGTTAACGGTTTGCCTTTCCATCCAAGAGAGAGCGTTAATCCAACACCACGGCGCGGTAACGCTAGCGCGCCGTCGGTATCATCCAGCTCAATATCCAACTGGTCAGCTTCAAAGCCTCGGTTATCTGTTAGTGTCAGGGACATCAGGCGTTTCTCAATTTTAGCCGTGATGTCATTGCCATCCATTTTCAAACTAAATGCAGGGGCATTATCCTGCCCGCTTATCCAGTCCGGCGCGATCATGACAACACCCCACTAAGCGCATCCGTTGCACTGTCTTTCATCTGATTAAGTTGGTCGCCCAGATCACCAAACATTTCAGCCAGCGATTCATCCACGCGCTTTAACGTAATGGTGAACTCAATCTGGCGCGCCGAGCCGTCACGAAAGAAAACCTTTTTCGTTTGGTTAATACTCTCGATCACGAACATACCGTAAATCGTTCCTGCACCATCCAGCAAAGACCACGCCTTGCCGGTTTCCGCCATCATCTCAAGTGTAAGCATTGAGAGCCGTCCACCGGTTAAGGCGGGAAATAGCTGCCCTGTCAGCGTCACGGTGTCAGTATCCGGCCCCAAAAACTGCGACGAGGGACGCAGACCCACTCGGCTATTCATGGTGTGACGCCATGCCTTTTGCAGCTGTAGCTCCTGATAAGGCACCGTTTGCAACATAAACACAAATAATCCTAGCGTTAGCATCATCAGAAAATCCCCCTGTCACTAAATCCACTGCGCGCCCGCGCCTGCTGTTTACGATCCCGCTCATCCATTGCCTGCATCACCATGCGCGCAATATCTTGCGGCGATTGATTTGGCGCGGCGTGAATATGGATCTCGGTGTGGTTACCTACCGCCGGTGATGTACTGGCCGCATTGACCGCCACCACCGGTGCAGCCCGATACTCTGCCGCCGGTAAACTGAATGGATGGAGAGGCGCAGCGGCTGCAGGAACTGCGGCACTCATGCCCAGCGCAGCCACGGCTGCCATAACCGCTGTGTGTTTGCGTCCCGTCACGCGTGCAGGACCGTTAACCAACTCAGGCCCACGCTCCCCAACGATGCCAAACTGCCCTGATGGGATGGTGCCACCGCTGTCATACATTCCCGCAAAGCTTAGACCCGACGGGCTAGGGATTGGCGCACCACGGGCCCCAACAACCGGCCCCGCTGTTTTGTCTGATTTCATCCAGTCCGGCAGATAGCTGGATAACGACGTGAGTTTGGCTTTCAGGGTTTCCCACTTCTCATTAATTCCCGCCAGCAAGCTGTCGATCATATTGCGCCCAGCCTCGACAAACTGCGCCGGTAACGCTTGTACACCAGCCACAATTTCCGCCCATTTATTCCCGATAAACAACGTGATCGCGTTCCATGTTTCACTTGTCCATTGGCTAATACTGGCCCATAGCGCCTTGATTTTGGGTCCCAACGTGTCCCAGTTCTGCCAGATATAAATTGCGGCCATCGCAATGCCCGCCAGAATAGCCAATAGAGGGTTAGCCAACATTGCACGCCCAAGCCACAACACTGCCGTACCGACAAAGCGAAAGACTTTAGCCAAACCACCGAGCAAACCAATAATGCTTGGCAGCTTCATTCCCAGCAAACTGAGCCCAAAGCGTAAAGCAGCGTAAGGACCAAGCAGTCCAGCCAGCGTGATAGCAAGCCCACCAAACCCAGCTAAAAGCAGAGAAGCACCGGCGGCGGCTTTAACGAACCCACCGGCCAACCGTGGATTTTCTTCAACAAAGCGACGAAAGGCACCGGTAGCACGCTTGGCGAGGTCAATCACTTCCAGCAGCGGATCACGCAGCGTTTCCCCCAGTGAAGCAAAGGTATTTTTGACGCCGGTTTGCAGTAGCAGGTATTGGGAAGAGAGGGAATTTTTATCAATGTCAGACTCGCGCTGCATTGAACCTTTGGCCCCTGCTTTCTGCGTTAGCCCGAGCTGGCGGATAAATTCATCAATGTTAAGCCCTAGCTTTTGCGCATCGTCGCCAAACTCTTTGCCAAACAGCTGCGTCATAACACTCAGTTGCTTCTCTTTGGACAATCCCTTGATGCGCCCCAACACATCCTGAATGGTCGCTACCGCATTATTGGCAATGCCTTTTTCCAATTTATTCGCATTCAGGCCCAGCGTGTTCATTCCCTGAATAAAGCGCTTGCCCTGCATGGAGGCGATCCCCAATTCACGCACCATCGCCTTACTCGCTGACGCTGCTACCTCTGGCGCTGCACCAAGGGAAAGAAATGTAGATCCCAACGCTGCCGCCTGTTTGTAATCCATCTTGTCGGCAATATCGCCCATGCGCTGCATCACGTTGATGATGTCCGCCCCTTTGGATTGCGCGTTATCGTCCAGATAGTTGAGCGTGTCGCCCAGCTCTTCCAAATTGCTAATAGGGATTTTGTACAGAAACGCAATCTTGCCGAGATCTTCCGCTAACTGGTCGGCGGGCATTTCAAAGGCTTTGGATGCCTTTGCCGATACAGCAGCAAAGTTTAATAGGTCTTTTTTCTGCTTCGCCCACGGGTCGCTATCGTTCGTCACCCCCATACGCGCACCACCTTCCACCAACGCAGCAATATCAGCTGCACCGTTCGCCATTGGCAGCGTTTCACTTAGGCGCTGGATGTCTTTTTGCAGCTCGTAATACTGCGCAGTGCGTCCGCCCTTATCATCCAGTAGAGCATTGACCTGCTTGGCAACGCCTTTCATGGCGTCTTCTATCTGGCTGTAACTTTTTACCGCCCCAAGAACCGGCGCACCAATGGCTAACCCTGCCGCCGTCGATGTTGCTCCCGCACCGGCAATCCGGTTGCGCATCTCCAGCGTTTTACCGTATTGGGCCTTAGCTGCAGAGAGTTTGCGCTGTTGTTCTCCGGCGCGTTTTAGCAGCCGTTCCTGTTCTTTTAGCTTTGCGTTGTAGCGTTCAGTTTCAGACGTGATCCGCGCCGTGGCTTGTTCACCACTTTTGGCCGAAATACCCATGCGATAAAGTTCAGCACGCGCCTTCCCCATTTGAGCCACGCTTTCACGCTGCTTAGTCTCCAGCTTATTAACGGCGCGCCATTGTGCCTCTAATGCCTGCGTCTGTTTCTTGGTTGGGTTTTGAAGCTGTGACAGCTCACGGGTCATCATTTGCGCTTTTAACTTGGCTTGCTCTAGTTCGTTGCCTGTCTGACGAACAGCATTAGATAGCGCATTAAATGACGTGAGTTTTTGACCGGCTTCATCAAGCCGTTTGAGTGCATCGCGGGAGTTTTTGACATCTTGGGCCAGCGTTCGCGTGCTGGCCTGTGCCATTTTGAAAGGTCGGGTTAGTTTATCAACGGCATTGAGGACCACCTGCAGCCGCAAATTCTTATCACTCATCACTAGCACCACTGCGTAAAATGGCTCGGTGCCGCCACTCCAGCAGTTCAGGCAGTGACATACTGTCAGTGACGGCAGGTGACCAGTGGAAAATGGTGGCAACGTCCGCCACCAAATCTTCCACCATTAAGCTGTCGGGATATCGGACTTCACCCGATTCGGCAGCAAAAAAAGCACCACCTCCGTACTCAAGGTGATTAAGTCCGCCGGATCGAGCATCAGGACTTCGGCGCGTGTGAGCGCTGGCGTTGTTACACGTGGTAAAACCAGCGTCATGTTGTCCACATCCATTTCCATCAACGCTTGCAGGCGGCAACCGCGCAATGCACCCGACTGCGGTTTGCGCACCACGATCTGCGTGATAGTGGTATTACCGCGCTGAATGGGCGTATCTAAATCCACGGTTTTTTCGGTCACTTCGCCGGTGGTAATATCTACGGTTACAGGTGGTGCCGCGTCGTTTTTCTTCGTCGTTGTCATAGTGATACCTACTTAATGAAATAAGCGCGGCGCTAACCGCGCATAAAATGAGAATTACAGGCCAATGGCCGTGCGGTGTGCTTCAAGCAAATCAACGCCGTTTGCGCGCTCAATCATGTTGATGGTGTCAACTTCGATCAGCTCTTCGCCGTTAATCGTCAATTTGTAATACGTCGGTGAAAAACTGACTTTGGTGGTTGAACTGTCGCCCTGCTTGGTATCACCGCCGTCAATTTCTTTGTGGCGTCCGCGCACCACCACTTCGACGGCCTGCACTTCGCCGGAATCATCGCGCTGAATGGAGCCGGTAAAACGCAGCATCACAGCGTCTGCCTTTGCTGCGCCCCACTGTTTAAACAGCAGCGACTCCGTGCCGCCCAGCGTAAATTCACACTCCAGCGCCCCATCATCCAGCCCCAGATCAACATCCGCCGAGCCGTTCATGCCGCCGCCACGGTATTTTTCAAATTTACGGGTCAGTTTTGGCAGAGTGAAGGACTCCACGATCCCCATCCAGTTAATGCCATCGCTGAACATGTTCAGATACTTAAACTTACGAGGTAATGCCATTGGTTGTTCCCCTTAGCCCTAAGCCTTTACCTTTGATGTGAAATCCATCAGGTATGAATCAGTGATACGCTGGCGTAACAGCAGGTTTTCCAGCGGCGGGACGGGGGTGTAGTCGTAATCCAGCAACAACTTGCCCGCCTTCAACGTGTCTTTGGTATTACTATCCGCGTCCAAATAGCAACGCCCGCCCAGCAGATAGCCACCAGAAACCATTTCACGCAGTTTGGCGTTGATGCCTTCGATAATGTCGCGCACCAGCGATGGCGTCAGCGGCTTATCAATCGCCCACATATGCGCTTCGGCCATCGTGTCAGCTAATACCTGCGCGGTGCGGGTGTAACATTCAAAGGCAAACAGCGGATCGTCCGAGCAGCAGCGGGAACCCCAAAAGCGAAAACCGTCTTTGCGGATAAGCGTGGTGATGTCGTTCTGGTTAAGTAATCCGGCATCGGTGGCCGTGTCCTGTAAATCCCAATAGACATCAGCAGACAAGCCAGTGACACCGTTTACGCCCACGTTAGACAGGGATTTATGCCAGCCGGTCTCTTCATCAATTTTGGCTCGCAGCCCCAATGCACGCGCGGTGGCATACGCAATGCCATCGGTATTGGTCACGGTGTCCCAGTTGATAAAGTCCGGCCAAATCAGCATCAGCTCGCGCTGGCTGAAATTCTCACGATAGGCGATCACTTCTTCGATGGTTTTGCAGCTATAGGCGCTCACATAAGCAAAGCCACGCAACTGCTGCGCAATTGAAGCCAGCTCGGCGGCAACCGCCTGTGTATCATGTGCGGGAACACCTAGAATGCGCGGTTTAACGCCCAACTGAGCCTGCGCGGCCAGTAACGCTTTTAGTCCGGTTTTCTTACCTTCAGCGGTGACCGAGCCAATAATATTGGTCGTGGTTTCCGCTTCGGTTTCCCCCTGCTCTACACGAACCACCACCACAACGGGTTTACACTGGTCAGCAATTGCATCCAAGGATTTCGCCAGTGTGCCGGTGGTGCCTGCTTTACCGATTGCGGTTAATACATCGGTGATAAGCACAGGCTTATTAAGAGGGAATGCGGTTTGATCCGCATCGTCGCCGGTGCAAACCATCCCAATAATGGCCGTACTGACGGTAGTAATGGTGCGCGTGCCTTCGTTGATTTCTTGGACGCGCACACCGTGGTGATAATCTTGAGCCATAAAGCGGATCTCCTGTTCAGGTGTTCCGCTATGGTGAAAGAGAGGGGAAAAAGAATCATGCGGTGGGCATTGTGACAACGTTGGCACAATACCCAAAGGGATCAGACTGTAGGCATCTCAGGCCAAACCACATCAGGAGCCGTTGACGTATCCACCCGACTCAACAACACCCGAAAGGTGCGCCATGCCGTTAGGCTAATTTTATCCGCTTCTGTTGCCATCCCTAAGTCAACAGAGTCCTGCAATGGGGCTATGCACGTACTAGCTTCAGCAAGCAAGCGGGCTTTCTCTGTCGCTGCTTGTGCAATAAGTTCATCACGTGTGTATGTGCGCTTGATGACTTGTCCATCCTGATACATCCAGTTACCGGAGACATCAGCTCTCCGATTTGCTGTAATATCGAGTAGCTCAATTACACTCATACCTTCTGGATTAATTAATGAAACATCTTTTTCAATACAGCAAATAATCCCAGTATGGTCATATGCAATTTTTAATGTGTCAGGTTGGAAGTTTTTTTGTTCTTCGTACCAGTTTTTGCCATCCTCTGACCATAACCACTTCACATCAAAGTCACGGGTAAGTTGATATTGTTCAACTGTTTTAGGGTTGCCTGCTTTAATATTCTTTAAATGCATCATGTTATGCCCTCCCTACGTTATACCACTGACCATTTATATATTTTTGAACAGGGGCGTATACAGGATATTCTCGATCATCATCGAAGTTACCCCCAGTCAGTACATATCCCGCAGGCAGCGTACCACCTTCACCCCCCCATATAATTCCACTTTGGTTAGCTCCCATGCGAATGTCACGCACATAGCGAGCATCTGACTCAGCTTTGGAATAGGAACGGAGCATAGGCGCATATCCTGCGTCGCTCTGTACTTTTGTGTAGTACCTAGTATCAAAGTTCGCGTAATTTGTTGGGATAATCTGCCCAGTGAATGACAGGATTGTCGTGTTCCAATAGCCGAACATTCGGCCATTGGCGTATAAATCCACCTGACCATCGACAGAGCTGCGCAAGCCTGAATCGCTGTCCCCAATAGTCAGAAAACCGTTACCAACGCTACCCACTTGGATCTGGTTTTTAACGGTTAAATTTCCATTAAGTGTGCCGCCGCCGATAGGCAACGCTCCGACATCACTTGCGCTGGGTTTATTATAAGAATCATAGACAACTCGCCAAGCGCTCCATACTCCAGAGTAGATACCACGACGCCATTGCCTCCCTGCACCACTAGAATATTCGGTATAAACCTGCGTGACGCCAGCATCCTGCAAAACCTGCAATGAACCGGCCTGAGTGCTGGGGTAATTTAATGCTAGAGAGGCGTTAGCATTGGCGGGGTTAAACCATATACCGTATTCAGTCAGTGTATTTAAGTTCGTCCCCGCACTTATCCCCCCAAAAAATGGGATTGCACGAACATCAGCCGCAGAGGGTTTATTTAATGGTCCATAAAGTTTTTGAATATGCTTAACGACAATCGCACCATCGTTTTTGTTCACCGCGAGCCATTCAACGGATAGGTTCCCTGCAGAATCAACAAAGAGGTTGGCGGTTAATCTCTGTTTGTTATCACCGCTCGATCCATACGATAAGTGAATGCCCGTTCCATAACCGCCAAAATGACTATTTACAGCGCCGCCACCTTGGTTAAAAAAGGTATTGCCAATACTGGTTGGCGATAAAATATCGCTATCCACCATCCCCACACCACTCGCCCCCAGTCCCCACGCGCCATTTATCATCAATGCATTAGGGGTATTATCCGTAATAGATTTTTGAACGTTGGAGGTGGCAGCAGTGCCAAGCGCTAAATTCTTACGCGCCTGCGGTTTATCGCTCAGATCGGACAGATTCTTGTTTTTTTCTAGGCGCGTATTGGCATTGTCGTTGGCCTTACCCGCATTGTCATCGGCGGTTTGGGCGTTTTTGTCAGCCTCGACCGCTTTGTCATAAGCGGCTTTAACCGCTTTCGGCGTAGCGGCTAATGTCTCACTGGCACTATTGGTGGCACTGCTAAGCTGAACAATCCCTTTTTTGGCTGTGGTCGCATCCTGCGCGGTATATTTACCGGTTGCCAAGTCATAGGCGGCTTTGACGGCTTTAGGGGTAGCCGCTAACGCCTCACTCTCGCTATTGGTGGCGCTGCTTAGTTGGGTAAAACCTTTCTCTTTGAGTGTGGCGTCAGGATGGCGGCGCGATTGCTCATGCTCCAGCAATTTCTCATCGACGTATTCCTGCGTGGCGAGCACGGTAGAGCTGTCGATCAGCAAATTGACTGTGTCCATATCGCTGACAATCACCACCATGCGCAGGGTCTGCGCGCGGCCTGAGCCCTCAGATAACAGCGGCTTGTAACTCTCGGCCATATTACTGACTGCAATCAGTGCGCCGGTGTCGTCATACAGTCCGAGCTCACGCATCCAAAAGCCGCCAATCTCCGGTGGAATAACCAACTCGGCCACTAAATAATTCTTCTTTTTGGGATCAACGATCACCTTATTAAGTGCGGCGCGGTGTTTCTCCGCAATCAGCTTAGTTTGCGTGGGTACGGGTGTCGGCAATGAACCACCGCCATCACCCACGGCCATCTGTGTCAGGTTAATTTTAGCCCCGCCCGCCGTAGCGGCGGCAATCTTAGCTGCGCCGACGGTTGTGAGTACGGCTTTATATTTTTGCGCCATGGCATTAGCTCCCTTCGTCGGGATAAACAGTGATAATGTCGCCGTCATATACGGCGGCACCGGTATAGGCATAGCCCGCGACGTCTTGAATAATGGTCAGTCCTATCAAGTGACGGCTGACCGGCTTAGCATCAGCAATCAGGCGTTCCATTTCCTGATACATCGCCTCATCGATACCGCTTTCCAACACGCCGATATCCAGCCGGAATGTGCCTGCAGGGTCATTATTTTCCCACCACTCGCTGACGTTAATTAGGTATCCCAGAGGTTCAACCACGCGACGAATAGCGCTGATGGTGCCCTTTCGGCTATGGATATAAAACGCATCAGCCACCACCTGCCGCTTGGTTTCCTCTGGCCAATGTTCATCCCAGCGGTCAACCGAACGGGACCACGCCAGATAAGGTAAAAACGCAATGGGGCAGGTTTCAGGGTTCCATAAGTCACGCAGCGGCACTTGCAGATCGTTAATCCCTTTGCTGGTTTGCGCCAACCGACGTTCTAGCGCAGAGGCAGACGATGGCAGCAGGCTAGGCTCACTCATCAGATCCCCCAATCGCTACACGCCAGTCAGTGCAATACGCCGCCTGTGTTTTATCTAGGATCACGTCTTGTTTGGGTTCAGTGAGTTCGACACGCTGCACGCCCTCAACATGTAGTGCGGCGTGCAAGGCTGATATGCGGATGTCTCGGCCCAGTCGTCGCTGGGTACTGATATAGTTTTTTAAGCTGTTTTTAGCCGCGGCCAGAATGGGTTCAGACTCCGGTCCCTGATAGACATACAACACCGCGTTGATGGTGTAAGACACAATCTGCGCTGACTGCACGGTCAGGCGATCCGCCACGGGACGCACGGTTTCATCATTCAGGGCATTTCTTACCGCTGCCAATAATTCGGCATCGGCTTGACCATCTCCCGCGCGTGCTAATATGGTGACCACCACCTGCGCAGGTTCGGGACTAATCGCGCTCACATCGGCCACCCGCCCGTCTGCGCTCAAGGCGTGATACTGATAAGAAGCCGACGGACCCGCAACGGATAGCCCTTCAAAGGCGGCAGGAATACGGGCGCGCAAATCGGTATCGGACTCCATCACCGCATCCACCGGTGGAATAGTGTCCGCGTCAGCAGGCATCACCACCAAGCGAGTCACATCGTTGTTGGCGGCAAGCTGGTCCAAATCACTGCCAAGCGCATACGCCACCATGACCGCCTGCGCGGCCTCGTTGACTCGCTGGCGCAGCAGTAATTCACGGTAAGCATTTTCCTGCAGCAGCTTAACAATGGGTTCAGATTCCAGTTGCAGTGTGCGCCGCACGGCATCCTGTTCGTCAGTTGGGTACAGCGAAACCAGAAAATTTTTGCGCTCAGTCAGCAAGGTTTCAAAATCCAACGCCTCCACCACATTAGGGGCTGGCAGTTGTGACAAATCAACGGACGCCATCAGGAATGTTCTCCCAGTGAAATAGACAAACTGGCGGGACTGCCATCGGTTCGTATACCGGATAATTCAACGGTCATGACGCCATTCATTTCCGTTTTAATTTGGATACGTTGCAGCTTAATGCGCGGCTCCCAGCGGCTAATGGCGGTATAACTTGCCGCCATCACCTGCAGCTTGACCGCATCGTTTTGCGGCCAGTCGATGAGCTCTGGCAATAACGAGCCATATTCACGACGCGCAAGACGAGAACCCACGGGGGTCACCAAAATATCCCGCACGGATTGCCGTATATGCTCAAGCTCGGTAATGCGTTTGCCGGTTAGTTGATTCATACCCAGATATTTCATTTCACTGGCCCCCCAGAGGTATCCCCGCCGGACTTCACACCGCTATGGTTATGCGCATCGACCACCACACCATTAGACGAAAGCTTGCCGCCGCTGTGAGTAATATCCCCCTTCATGGTTCCGCCCTCAGTGACGGACATTTGCGGTGTTTCTAGCAACGTGGCGCAGCGCACCTTTGGCGTATCAAAAAAGACTTCTTCTGACGCGACCAGCACTAGCTGCTTGATGCCGCTTATCAATAATTTGCTGCTCTCAGGGTCATATTCGAAATGGGCGCCATCGGGGAACGTCACCACCAACGCATTTTCAGACTGGGACGGCGGCGGATTTTCGTCTGAATAAATAGCAGGCAGCGCAAAGGCTGTGGTCAGTTCGCCCCCAATAGCAAGCAATAGCACCTGCTCCCCGATTGAGGGTTTCCACCATGTGCGCGCAGCTCCCGCGCGCATGGTCAGCCACGGTATCCAGCCAGTTTGGTTTTCTCCGGTAGCCACACGGCACAGCCATTTATCTGCATCGACTTCAATAATGCAGCCGGCGCGGATCATGTTGCGTAGTAGGCGTAGGAGTTCGGTGAGTTCTGTGTTCATGGGGGTAGCGTGCCATCAGGACGATGGCGCGTGCATTAAATTGACATTGTGTCATGTATGACACAATGTCATGGAGAGAATTTTTCACCCTCAAAAACTTCTAAATGCTGCATAACTAATTTTTGGTACAAACTGTATGCCTCTATACATTTCTTGTGTTGTTTGATTAAAGAAATGACAATATTTTTTAATTTCAATGGTTTTGTTTGCCCTATTTTATATACAACATCCCCAGAGCTATTTTTTGTTCTTTTAATTAACTCAGTTAAACCAACTTCAATTTTAGGTGAATAACGATTATTATATTTATTTCTAAAATCGAGAGTTTCACCTATAAAACCCTCATCATTTATCTCCAACATTTTTTATATAAATCAGAAAAACAACTCCATTTTTTTGCTTTCTCCATAGCTATTCCAATATCGATCTTTTGATCATAAACTATTTTATCCACCCACTTTGGATCTAAGTATTGATTAGCTTGATGACATAAATGAGCGATGGAAAATGAAAACCTTGCTTTTATCACATAGGGCAAATTAATAGCTACAGTTGATGAGTCATCAATGAATTCTAAAATAACTTCAAATTTATCTTTATCACTCATTCCCTCTACTACTAATTCCCATGATTTTAGCTTGCAAATTAAGCGCGCCAGCCTATTTATATTATTAGAAAGTTCTCGACTATGTTCAAATAGCATTTGTGAATATACAAAACTCTGCGAACCCCACACAATTGAAGGTACCCAATCAAATGGCGCGGACTCCAATTCTAAATCTACATCTTTAAATGCCATTATATAGTTATGAAAAACAGATTCTTTATCTATCATATCGCCCGATTAGCCTAATCAAATTTTACGTATCATATACTCCAATAGTAAATTATCTAAAATATTAATATCTTTTACTACCACACCTAACAGTTTACGCTGCGGATACCTCACCACCGGCCCGCGTTTCCCAAGCTTTTCACGCAGGCCGTATTGGTGAGTTGCGGCGATCCGTTCAATGCGGCTATTGCTAAAACTCACCTCAGCCATATCGGGGGCGGCTTTGGTTTTCAAATAGCGCGCCGTGCGGATTTTGCGAAACATCTTGCGCTTAATGCGCCCTTTTTTATCACGCTTTTGCGGCTTGCGTGCCTCATAGGGTGAACCGTCGGGGTTTAGCTGTTGCTGGATACGCTTTTGTTGAGATTGGCGCAGCGTTCGCGCCCATTGCTGGGTCAGCTTGCGGCGCTGTGCGGGAGTGAATTTTTCCAGCAGCCCCACCATCCAGTCTTCTAACTGAATAAAATCACTCATTGCCAGCCCCACTCGTCAGGATCTGCGGGGTTTGGTTCACTGACGGCCTCGACGACCATTTGGCCGTTTTCCTCTTTGATGATCACCCGTTCGGTCAGCTTGAGATCAATACTGATGTCACTGGTCGTGTTATTGAGAATATCCGCCTCAAAGGTAAAACCATCCTCACGGCGTGCTGGGTTAGCCAAAATATCCGGCTGATGTTGGGTTAACCATCCCAATATCGGGGCCATCAGCAGGTTTTGGTCACCGGCAAAGTTCATAACAATGACGTTCAGCGTATAGCGATATTCAAACGACAACGAAGCAGCCAACGTTGAAACAACGCTGCCGCTATCAATAAAAATACTCAGGCATTCAGGATTATTTGCAATAAACGGCACTGACTTATTCAGCGCCTGCCGTAAAGACTCAGGCTTTTTCATGATGATTTTCCTGACAGTCCACAATCATATCAACCTTAGCAGCACAGACAGCCCAAGCAGCCTCTGCCGCATCACCATCGTCACGTAAATCACCGTTAGTCTTTGGCGCTCTGGCGGGTAGCTGGCAGCGCGTCACTGTCGGACAGGTAAGCGTGATAACCTGCGGCCCCGACAATGGCGGGCCGCTGTTGCAACCGGCTAATGTCAGCAGGCAAAGGAGTGTCAGCCCAGCTTTTAAGTTCCGCATTTTCATTGATGAGTTCCTTAATCCGCTTGTCTTTGGTTGCCAGTGCGGCGCTCAATGCCTCTGCCTGTTGCTGCAACCTTACCTGATAGCGATCATTAGCTTGCGCCATCACGTTGATGGCCATCAGTTGATTGTTTTTATCTGCCACGCTTTGCTGCGCCTGTTTGAGATCTTTTCCCTGCTGGCTGACCGTATTGTGCGCCCTATCCAGCTGCCACGATTGGAACAGCAACGCGCCCAGCAATACCGACGCAATTACCATCAGTACGCGCATCACCTGACTCCTTTCATACAGTGCGCCAGCTCCCGCGCGCGGCGGTTCTCTAGCCCTTTATTTTTAACCCCGTTAACGTAGACCCAGCGCGGTAACTGCGCACAGGCGCGCCGCCAGTCTCGTCCGTTAATGAAATACGCCAGCGTTGAACGACACGCGGCTACGGTGCCAACGTTAAAGCCAAAACTCACTACTGCGTCATAGACCGGCTGGGGCATGTTGACCGCCATACAACGGTCAATCGCCCTTTCAGTTTTGGCAACGTCGGCCACCAGATTTTCCGCCGCCTGCCGCTCGGTGATAGCGCTCTTTGCGGTCACGCCCGCCGTGTGTCCTATGCCATTAGTCCAGACACCGGCGCTGCACTGATATGGCGTCAGGCGGCACCCTTCAAAATCGGCAATCAGCCGCAAACCATCGTCTGACACCTTCAAATTCTGGGAGCCAGATACCAAAGCAACCAGCGCCAGAATGGCTCCCACGGCGCAGCGTTTAACTGTTGAGCTGTTCATAAATATCCTTACTCAGTGCGTCGGTCTTATCTTTGAAAAGCTGAAAGGTTTTGCGCCGGTAGTACCAATTGACAAAGAAGGTGCCAAACCCCAGCACCGTACCGGACAGAAAGGCCACCTCTTGCACATTCAGCCCGCCGAGCCATGCCAAAAACACCGCGAGGCAATAGGAAATAAACGTGGTGATTTTTTCCATCTGTTAGTCCCATAGCTGCACGGTTTGCGTCGTCGGCACGGACACCACATCCGGCAGTTCGATCTCCATCCCGTGGGGTAAAAAAGGCCCGACCTCGGCAAGTTGCGGATTTGCAGCCAGCACAATTTCCGTCATGCCCTGTGTGCGCCCGTAGTACCGCCAACACACCGCATCCACCGTGTCGTATTGCATGGCTCGCACGCGCATTAGATAAGCTCCACCGTGATGTGGGCCTTACCCTGCAGGCGTTGGACCGCCCACTGGGCATCTCGCCAAAGCTCATCGACGCTAGACACCATGTCTTCGGCGCGTTTGCTGCCTGATTTAGTGGTGTCAATATCGGGATAACGCTCAGTTAAATTGGCCTTGGTGCGGCAATACACTGCACGCCGATACCAGTACGTAAGTTCACTAAATCCGCCAATGGTCGCCGCGGGTACATCCACCAAATTGGCAAAACCCAATTGCTGCTGGCGTTCTTTGTATAAAGCCAGCTCGGCGTTGGTTTCACAGATGGCAGACAGTGCCGCTTCTTTCAGCCGCTCATTAGTCACGACACCGTCAGTGCGCATGGCTAACCGGTAATGCTCCAGATCGACATCCGGCCAAAACGGGGTATTGGTGATAATCCCCGCCTTACCGTCTGGCTTTTCCGGTGAAACAAAATCCATGCTGTTATCCTCTGAATGGGTAGGCGGTGGACGGGATTTTGATGAGGCTATCGCCTGTCGCCATCCCGTGCCGCCTCGCGCGTGGGCACGTTCGTTTATCCGTTGTTGGCTTGGCGGGCAATCCGCTCCAGTTGGTCCATATCCTTTTTCACGCCACAGTTCTTATCGAACAGGAACGCCTGACTGATATGGTGATAAGCCAACACCGGCTGATTGTTGTCGCGTAGGCCATAGGCCAGAATTTTGTGAAGTTTGGCGCGGACTTGATCGGGCATGTCATGCACATCGGTGATTTCCAGCGTGCGCTGGATAAGTGCGACGTCCACCGGCTGCTTGGCGGCATAGTTTTTTGTCATGGCGTCAGCGATTTCCTCAGCCACGGCGCACGCCGTTTGTCGGTTATAAAGCGATGGCATCACCAAACCGTGTTTAAGGGCATATTCGGCAATGTCTAATGCGCCACTAAAATCACCGGCATCCACCCGCCAGATCATGACGTTCATTAGCACATCATCCTGCGCCCCTTTTCCGCTCTTCAACGCGCCCGCCACCCAAGGTTGGTAGTAGGGTAAAAGTTCGCGTTTAATTTCGGCCTTGCGCATGGTGGACTGCACCCGTTTTAACTGGCGCTTGTCCTCTTCGAGTTTGAGCAACATCTGGTTGTAGGCTGATAAATTGCGGAGCGTGGAGCCGCCCAACTGGGCGGACTCCTCAGCCTGAACACGCATCACATGTCGCCGTGCAGGACTCAACATGATTTACGCCTTCTTGCCGTCAGACTTTGTGGCTTTGTCGGTTGGGGTTGGCTCTTCCGGTTGGCTTCCCGCTGGCTGTGAGGCTGCTTCCTGAACAGCGTCGCCGGTCACCGCGTCGGCTTTATCACCGCCCAGTTTTTCCGCCAGCAGCATGATGGCATCAGCCAACTTTGCGGAATCAACGCCCTCGATGCTTTGAACATCAGCAGACATCATTGCGGCGCTGGGTGCTGGCGCTTCCACCGGCCCCATCACGATATTTTCAATCAGCGCCACGCAGCGGTAATCCTCTACCACATAGGCTTCGTTGACCGATTCAAGGTTTTCGATACGGTCACGTTTTGGGTTATCAATCACCGAGCGGCGGCGGGTGTCTTCTTGCCAGTAGATAGACAGGTTATCCAGTCGGGTGATCATCAACGCATTTGGCGGGAAGTACGGCGCACGTACCGCTTGCAGACCGCCCATGCGTTTCTGGCTAATGATCATATCTGCGGCTAGCGCTTCACTGTTTTCCTGCTCTTTGTTGACCAGCGGGAAATACTTGTCAGCAAGCAGAGCACGGCCACAAATCACCACCAGACCATCATCATCCTGATAAACCGGATCGATAATCTCATCAACGGCGTTCATCACCAGCGCGTCAAGGTTGGCATATGCGCCACCTTTACCTACATTGATGACATTCTTCACACTGCCATCTTCGCCCGTCACGCCCGCCATGACGTGCGCCGGTGCGTCTTTGCGGATCTTTTCCAGCCAGCCCACGTTCACATCTTGCAGCATGGTGTTTACCGCACGATTAGAGGTTTTTTCGCGCTTCAAGCCGTTAAACCCGATCATGATGCGGTCCAGTGCCTGACGCTTGATAATGGCGTTACGGATGCGCAGCTGGAAGTCTTGGAACTTAGCCCACATGTCCAATTTAGGGTAAGTCAGCGCGGTGTCGAAATTGGTCTGCTCACACTTGTACTCAATATCACTGAACGCCGTCGGGTCGGTGGGTTCGCGCTCTTTGTCTGCGGTATTGGTGGTGCCTGCAATGGTGGTCCCGACGCCCAGACCGAGCAGCTGGCCCGATTGTTCCGGCACAGGGACGACATTGACCAAGGTCAGGAAAGCGGCGGACTGCTGGATCTCATCTTCCAGCGTCTGGTTCACCGTCGGCTCTACGGTGAACTTGGCGGACAGATCGTCCATTGCCACACCGTTGAGTTCCGCCAATCGGCTTAGAAAGGCGTTAAAAGCAAAGCGGGTATTCTTTTTCATGCAGATGTTGCTCCGTTAGCAGTTAGTTTGTTCTGACGCGGAATGACTGCCACCGGCAGAGAATGGACGGCGATTTTGATTGCCGTCTTCGGTACTCAGGCGCGTGGTCAGGTCGCCCAACTTTTGGCCGTACTCCGCCAGCCGTTCTTCCAGTTCGCCCACTTTGGCAACCTCTGCGGATAAAGTGGCGACCTGCTCCGCCGTTCCCTGCGTTTCCTTCGCGCACAGCTCTACCGCCTTATGCACGTTGTTAAAGCGGGCTTCGTCGCTCACCTGCTTTTTACTAAAGATTTCCATAACGCGGTTGAAGATGTTGGGCTTCGATTCCCCCACCTCTTCGAACTCAATCACGGTTTCTTCTGCCACGGTGAACAGGTTATGCGGGTTGGCTTTACGCTGGGCCAGCGTGCTTTCACCGCTGGTGCTAAAGCTCAGACGCTGGGTGCCAAGACTGGCGGGATCGTCAGTGACGGCAAGGCCGACCAAGTAAGCAAAGCCAAAGTCTGAAAACTCGGGATCAACCTCCATTGAGGTGTAAACCTTTTGGCTTTTCTTATTGAGTGCGACCAGCTCCGCCGTGGGTTCGATTTCGGCATACAGCGCCATGCGCCCAGCCAGCGCCCCGTCTTCGATCTCTTCGGCAAAAAGTCCGGTGACATCGCCATAACGGCCAAATGAACCATCGGGGGAATAGGATTTGATGTGCTCAACGTTAACCCGTGCGCCGTAGACGTCTGGGTCATAGTTTTCCGCCATCTGGGTCAGCCATTCGCGCTGGATTTTGCGGCCGTCAGTGGTCGCCCCTTCCACCCCGACGCGAAAACGCTTTGATTTTGTTGCCATCTGTCAGGCTCCATTCTTGTGAACGTATTAGAGCCACTATGTTTGCGGTGATGGGGGTATGGAGACAACGCGGGGGAATTGTGGGGACGCTGGCACAATCAGCGGCAGCGGTGTAGGCGTGATTGGGTCGGTAATCTGGCCGCATGAATACGACAACGGTAAAAACTGACCTCGATCCCCGCCGTCAGGCTATGTTCCTGTACTTTCAGGGGTTACGCATCGCCCGCATTGCCGAAATGCTGGGAGAGAAGCCTGCAACCGTACACAGTTGGAAAAAGCGTGACAAGTGGGGCGACATTGGACCACTGGATCAGATGCAGCTGACTACCGCCGCACGCTATTGCCAGCTCGTTATGAAGGAGCACAAAGAAGGGAAAGACTTTAAAGAAATTGACCTGCTGGCGCGCCAGTCAGAGCGCCACGCCCGTATTGGTAAATTTAACAACGGCGGCAATGAAGCCGATCTGAATCCCAAAATTCGTAGCCGAAACAGCGGCGAACGCAAGCAGCCTGAAAAGAATGCGTTCACTGATGAGCAGTTGGAAAAGCTGCAGCAAATATTCCATGAAACGCTGTTTGATTACCAAAAGCACTGGTATCAAGCAGGTCTCGATCCCGATATTCGTATTCGTAACCTGCTCAAATCGCGCCAAATTGGAGCCACCTACTATTTTGCCCGTGAAGCGTTACTGGATGCGCTGACCACGGGCCGCAATCAGATTTTCTTATCCGCCAGTAAAGCGCAGGCGCACGTTTTTAAGCAGTACATTATCGAATTTGCCCAAGAAGTGGACGTGGAATTGAAAGGCGACCCCATGACGCTGGGCAATGGGGCCTGCCTGTATTTTCTCGGCACCAATGCCCGCACCGCACAGAGCTACCACGGCAATCTGTATCTGGATGAGTATTTTTGGATACCGAAATTCCAAGAGCTACGCAAAGTGGCATCGGGCATGGCGCTGCATAAGAAATGGCGTCAGACCTATTTTTCTACCCCTTCCAGCCTCACCCACAGCGCTTACCCGTTTTGGTCAGGTGCTTTATATAACCGTGGGCGCGCAAAAGCGGACCGTGTAGACATTGACCTAACCCACAACCATCTGGCACGCGGCGTTCTCTGCCCTGATGGCCAATATCGTCAGATAGTCACCGTAGAAGATGCGGTAAATGGCGGTTGTAACCTGTTCGACCTCGACCAGCTGCGCCTTGAATACAGCCCGCCAGAATATCAAAACCTGTTGATGTGTGACTTTATCGACGATCTGGCCTCGGTGTTTCCGCTGGCCGATCTGCAGGCGTGCATGGTGGACAGTTGGGAAGTGTGGGACGACGTGCAGCCACTGGCGATCCGGCCCTTCGGTTATAACTCCGTATGGATTGGCTATGACCCTGCCAAGGGAACGGCCAACGGTGATAGCGCCGGTTGCGTCGTTGTGGCTCCGCCACCTGTTGCCGGTGGCAAGTTCCGCATTCTGGAGCGTTTCCAATGGCGCGGCATGGATTTCCGCGCACAGGCTGAATCTATCCGCCAACTGACAGAAATCTACAACGTGACCTATATCGGCATTGACTCCACCGGCATCGGTCACGGGGTCTATGAAAACGTGAAAGCCTTCTTCCCTGCCGCGCGGGAGTTTGTCTACAACCCGAATGTAAAAAATGAACTGGTCCTGAAAGCCTACGACGTGATAAGCCACCGCCGTCTGGAATTCGACGCTGGACACACCGACATAGCCCAATCGTTTATGGCGATCCGTAAATCCGTCACAGCCAGTGGCAATCGCCCGACCTATGAAGCGAGTCGCAGTGAAGAAGCCAGCCACGCCGATCTGGCGTGGGCCACCATGCACGCTTTACACCATGAACCGCTGGAAGGCATGACCGCTACTAATACCAATATCGTGGAGATGTTCTAACTCATGAGCCGTAAGCATAAAACCAAAACCCAGCCAGTGGTCACCGCCACCCAGCAAGCACCAGCAGCAGAAGCCTTCACCTTTGGCGACCCGATCCCCGTACTGGACCGCCGCGAATTATTGGATTATCTGGAATGCTCCCGCGTCGAACAATGGTATGAACCGCCGATTAGTCTAGATGGGCTGGCGCGCACGTTCCGCGCCGCCACGCACCACAGCTCGGCTATTTACGTAAAACGTAATATTCTGACCAGCACCTTCATTCCGCATAAGTTGCTTAGCCAGCAGGCATTCAGCCGCTTTGCGCTGGATTATCTGGTATTCGGCAATGCCTATCTGGAAAAACGTAGAAACCGACTCGGTGGCACACTCGCGCTAGAGCCTACGCTGGCAAAGTACATGCGCCGAGGTGTCGATCTCGATACTTACTGGTTTGCTCAATATGGCTTTAACACCCAGCCGTACCCGTTTGAAACCGGCTCAGTGTTTCATCTGTTCGAACCCGACCTAAACCAAGAGCTTTACGGCCTACCGGAATATCTGGCAGCTATCCCGTCTGCGCTGCTCAATGAGTCCGCCACCCTATTCCGCCGCAAGTATTATCTGAACGGAAGCCATGCGGGCTTCATCATGTATATGAGCGACCCCGCACAAAACCAGTCTGATGTAGACAACATCCGTACTGCATTAAAGCAGTCGAAAGGACCCGGCAATTTTCGCAATTTGTTTATGTATTCGCCCAGCGGAAAAAAAGACGGCATTCAGATCATCCCACTCAGTGAAGTGGCCGCAAAGGATGAATTCCTAAACATCAAGAACGTCAGCCGTGACGACATGCTGGCCGCTCACCGCGTTCCGCCGCAAATGATGGGAATTATCCCCAACAACACCGGCGGCTTTGGCGACGTTGGCAAAGCCAGTAAGGTATTTGTGCGCAATGAGCTGATGCCGCTGCAACGGCAGATGCTGGAACTGAATTCGTGGGTTGGGGAAGAAGTGATCCGCTTTGAACCCTATAAACTGGATATTGATGACGGTAATTTATCTGTGTCTATTTCCAACTGACTAACGGGGACAAAACTGATGGGATGGATTGGTGTTGATTTGGATGGCACGCTGGCCCAATACAATGCAGGACAAGGCGCTGCAATTGGAAAACCTTTAACGCCTATGGTCAAGCGTATTAAGGCTTGGTGCAAAGCTAAAAAAGAAGTACGCATTTTCACTGCACGTGCTGAAACATTAAAGGGAAAGCGCGCAGTGGAAAACTGGTTAAAAGAAAACGGATTGCCTGCTCTCGCTGTCACTAATATTAAAGACAGTAAGATGATGGAGCTGTGGGATGACAAGGCAATACGAGTAAACAAAAATGGCGGCACACCTTGTAAAGGATGCGCAAGCAGCAGCACATTCCATCAACACGATCATACCCCCGACAATCAAACAAACTGCTAAACATTAACCGCCAAATGGCGGTTTTTTTATACCCTGTCAAAGCGCCTCAAAACCCCACCACGGCCCCTAATCAAATATTAGTGCCTCAGCCTGAATCGAAACAAGAACACGCCCTGACAGGCTGGAATTTTGCGATAAAAAACGCGATTCCCCCCCACCGCGCGCAATCATAGCCCCGCCACGCCTGCACACTTTATGTAGTGGTTTTCATGCGCCTGCATGACACAAGCAAAAGCCCGCCATTACTGGTCGGCCTCAGCCGAAACGATCCTTAAACTATCATGCGAATTCATGCGGCATAGGCATGCAAAGAAGTCCAAACGATCGAGCCCCCCACCAATAAGCAGTAGCCAGCCTGATGGAATCGTTTATTTCTCTACACACGATAAACTAATCTTTTGCTCAACAGCATTGAAATCGTTCTCAATTCGTACCAAGAGAGTTCTGCCTCGAGAATAGTCATTCATTCGGTTAAATCCTACAGGAAGTTTTGATTTATGGATAAGACCTGTGATTTTCCCTGTAAGACTCACAAAAACCCCATATTTATAATCACAATTTCTAACTGTACCTTTTAATATATCGCCTGATTGAAACTTAGATTCGAATTCTGACCATTCGGGATCACGTATCTTTTGTTCAAATGACTTAACTGCATCAATCGCAGGCTTGATATCTGTTAATTCGTAATAATCATCACCTGCAATAAATTCACTCGAGAAACCAGCAATTGTCTTACGTTGACTTTCCAAGAAATCAACTAACTCCTTAGCATTAGCACTCACCATTTCCTTATTATACTGATTTTGAACCGACCCCATTCGGTCAGAAACTTTTCTCGCAATACTCTCCGTGGGGAAAAGAGTATCTTCGGCTAATGCAGCGAGGTAGCTAATATTCGAGAGCATATCTAAATGCACAAAACCTGCAGAGGAGAGTCTGAGCAAGTCCTCATCAGTTATTCCTGCTACTCTAAAATCTTCGGAAACTAAACATTGCCCCTGAAGTAAATAATCAACCTCACGAGTGATAACCTTTGGGGAAAAACCAAACTTAACCAATCCAGATTTTAGATCTGATAGAGGAAAATATCCTTTGAGTCCAGTTGGACCACTTGAACCAAAATTATTATGGAACCATTTCAAAATTGCAAATCGTGTAAAATGATTACCTTTTCCATCATCTTTCTCAGTCGAAAATACATTTTTTAAATAAGAATTATCACTATCATAAAATCTACGATTTAGTCTCAAGAGCACTCTAGTAACAATATGCAAAGGAAGTGCATACCGCCCCTCGCTTTGTCTTATTTTTAAAAACTCCCCCTCAGTAATATGCCCACTAGTACAGAACTCTAAAAAAATTTCTAGTGCCCTTCTTATGTTCCTTCCGGAAAGGCCAACAATCATTCTTCTTATTTGCGCATCGTGAACAAATATAGAGTTAACAATCGACGTCAAATAATATGAACGCTCATCTTTGCTATACTCAACATTAAAACCATTAGGAAGAGAATAGGAAAGAGTATTACTACTACTAGTTCGAGTCATTTCTTTAAGGACTAGCTGCACTCTTGAATGTAAAACGTAGTTAAACAAAGGCGGTTCAATACGAAATACCATATCTTTTAATGCTGTATCTAGCGGTGGTCGATCTCTATAATTGTCATAAGTTTCTTCTCTTAAAGGAAGAATTATCAATGATCTAAACTCATTTTGTAACCATTGAGCAGCTTGAAACATTAATAGCTGTTCGGGTAAGGTTCTTTTATCACAGTTATCAAGAACTATAACAACTAACTTTCCCCTTTCTGTCCCGCAATATCGGGTATAGGAGAGAGCTGTTGCATGTAAATTCGACTTACATACTTTAATAATGTTATAAAGCTCTCTATTATATTCGTCACCTGAAAGTAATTGCCCCTCACCTTTCTTAAATTTATTTATCTCAACAGAATAAAGTTTTTTTAAAGTATCCAACATATCAAAATCAATATCAGGATAGGACAATTTACACTGCTGGATGATTTTCTCTCTTAGCCAATCATAAACCTCATCAGAAGAAACCGGAGATTCGTTCATATTAAATCGCAACCAGAGCGTGTTTTTCATAATATCATCAGGAAGAGCAACCTCTTTTAAATGATCAATGAAAGTTGTTTTGCCAGACCCAACACTGCCAACAATTAATAGAATTTTATTTTCAAGAGGAGAGCGACCTCTAAATTTCTCAATAATTTCCTTAGGATTGTCAGTATCCTCAATCAATTTAGAATCACTATTACTTACTGGCCGCGCTGCTCTAATGATTTTATCAATTGGCTTTGTATATCTATCTCGTCTTCTAGAAGAAATATATCCTTCACGAGCAATGAACTGTCGATCATTCAGTGTATTTGGATTAAAAATGTTTCCATATTCTGAAATAAGAGTTGCACCAAAAGTATTATGTCCAACTTCTTCATTTTGTGCAGCTTTCCCTCCCATCATTCTTCTAGGTTTCCAATATCTTTTCGGTTCTGACTTAGCAATGAACTCCTCAGACAATCTAGATAAAGATGAAAAGGAGAATTCATCCAAAAAGGTTGCACAAACTGTATCAGCTGGTGATATTCCTTCTAATCGGTAACTTCCTTGGTTGTTGTCCCACTCTCCAGCAAGCCATTTATATCCATCAGTAGCTATAATTTTAGTTAACGGGTTAATACCGCTTTCATATTTAGCATTCAGCTCTAATGCATATAAACGAGCCTCCTGGAAGGCGCTATCGAGATCCTCTCCAGGTGTTTTAGCTTCTACCAGTAATACTGGAACACCATTTATAACTACAAGATAGTCTGGATAATATATTTTTTTTGTACTACCTTTACCTATCTCTAAGTTTTTGATATTTCTTTTAGTGAGTATGTACTCTTTATGTATTCCAAGACCATCGATAGAGTTTTTAGTTAAGAATGGAAATATTACTTTTTGTTCGATATCACTTTCAGTTTCCTTTCTTTTATTTAATTTTTTACTCATACCTTAGTCCTTATTATAATAAAGGCACTTAATTTCTTAAGTGCCAGTAATAGATTATCAAAAGCTAGCTAAATTCTATATATACATCGAAGTAAAAGGCATTTTCAGGCTATCTCCGCAAAAACAAAAAGTCAATATGTTGTTTCATACAGCACAATCAAGGAAAACCATACATATCAATTTGTTATATAAACAAAAAAACGTAATATTGATAGATATCACATAATTCAACCAAGATGTAATCTTATCGACATATGCAAAAGTCTATGAACTATTAATCATTTCATATCCTTATTAGTACATGCTGTTTGCTTGTGTATCTGTATAAATATCCACCTCTAATTATTATTGGGCAACGAAGTTTAAGCATCAGCTATGTGCATTGATTACAGATTCGCCACTGCAAGGTGCTTTGGATATGTCTTCTTAAGGCCGTTTGTAAAGGCCTTGTTATTCCAGCTTATTACCACGCTGCACGATTGAATTGGTGATAGGTATGCAACCCGTTTTTATCATCTTCCAAAATAGCCCAGCCTATTTTGTATTGCCTAAAGTAAGCACTGATGGTTGCAGGACTCACCTCTTCGTAATTCAAATTTCTTGCAGCATTCAGGATTGATTTAATTTTTACTATTCTGCGCCCATTACTTTGGTGCTCGATAACAGAGTTAAAAATCATCTCAATACGGTCTAGATGCCTCGGCATAAATTCCCCACTAATCCACGGGCATCCAGCTGTCATCCTCCCAAGTTTCTTGGATTATCGACTGGATAGATTGATATTCTGTTTCGTCTTTAGTGCCCGTCACCTGCAGCAATGTACTGCTACTACTGGCAACACGAAAACGCGCATTAGGGAATTGCGGACTAATTTTCTTTTGTAGTTCATTAGCCAGTGCAGCCATAACGGGCTGCGACACCTTAGTCTGTTTATCAAAAAGGACCTCTACTCTCATACTCCCCCCCCTCGATTTATTGCATAGCATATTTGAATTTACTGGTACGGCTCTGACACTCTTCGGTGTTCTTGCTCGTCGTATTCATCCAGCTTCACAATCAGTTGCGTGGTCATTTCTGCGATCCAGACCATCGCCAGTTCTTTGTCATCCCCATTGCACTGATTAGCCGTCACCATTCGGGCTATCAGGTCGATGCGCTGCAAGGCCAATGACTCCATAAGAAGATCTGACACGCTCCCTCCTTTCTTATTTACTGTGTATTTATACAGTATAATAATGAATGTTAAACGAAAAGCAGTTTTTCCCAAAAACATGATACCGATTAAGGGTTAAGGGAAATCTGCTCTATATTTTTACTCTCTTGCAACCATCCAGTAACTGAACAGTGTGGGTATCAATTACATTCTGACCTGATAGTTTTTATCATCTGTTTCATTTGCTCCAGATACTTGGAGCCAGTGCGTTCTGATTTGCTAACATTTTCTGGATTAGCATCCAGCTCATCATCGTGATAGTTCGCTAACAATCTTGCCTGCTGGGCCATGCGCATTACTGGGCGATGCTGTTCAATAGTTTGCGCCAGCTTTAATGCCGCACTTTTGTCTTTCGCCTTACGCTGAAAAATTGCCCCCGTACTATCTCCTCGATAGATTGCATCCCCCACCTGAACGGTGTGGCCTGATGCCATGCGCCATGCTTCTGTTTGTGTCAGTTCTATACCGTAAATCGCCATATCCTCTGTAATTATTCCCATTGCATCACCTGCTGCGGCCAATGCAGCCGTTCTTTTTTCCATACGGCGTTGAATAGTTGCAGCGGATTTACGGTGCGCCTCTTCCAAATCAGGGCTATCCGTAAAGCCTTCACGCTGATTTTTCGGTTTAATTCGACCTTCGGCCCTAATTCTGCGCAACATCTGCCGCCGCTCTTTCGGGCTAATGTTGTCAAAATCCAACGTTATCGGTTCTGTTATGTCCGGTGTCGGGTCTAGCGCTCCAGATCCCCCCGTACAGTTATTGACAGAACTCCGAGAGGGCGCAGGAGCGCCCAAAAGGTCAACGGCCAAATCAAGGGCACGCTTCGGCACAATCTTCCACTGCACAGTGCGGGTAATAATTGGGATGTCCATACCAACAGAAGGAGAGAAAACACCTTTAATGCGTGTCGTTTCTTCGCCGTACTCGTTCAAGTCCTCAGCCTGTTCGTAATAAGTACGCACCACAAGATCGTCACGGCGAACAAATGGACCACCCTGCGCGTTTATATATCCCGCCCAGTCGCCCACATCAGCCGCATCATGCACAGCCGCAAACTCAACGCTTAGACCTAGCGCAGTTTCAGGATCAGCCATGCGGCGCAGTTCACGATAAACCGATACCGGCGCACCACCGATAAACTGAAACTGGCGGATACGCCAACGCGCAGCCCATGCCGATACGGCGGGAGCCATTTCTTTTAACGGTTGTTTGGTATCATCGTCCAGCTCGTCATCTAGCGCATAACCATCAATATTTTTACTGATGTACTTCGCCACATAACCGGTGGCGCTGCCCTTGTCTGGGTCGATGGCCTCCGCGTGAAAACGGGCTTTTCTGGCCTTATCGCTGTTCAGTTCTTTGCTGTCTTCTTTGAAGGCATAATCACGCAAAATCTCACGTACACGATCCACGTTCTCTGGCTCCATAAACATCAGCATGTGCCAGTGTGGGGTCCCATCATGATGGGGTTCGGCAACGCGAATGCCGAAAATCCGCAAGTCCTCACGATGTAACTTGGCTCGTACACGCTCCCAAACGCTGCGCAAATAACGCTGCGTGTCTGCAGGACTTGAACCATTCCATTTGCTATTGCTGTAACCGGCTTTCGTGGTGGCGTGATATTTAGACGGTGCGGTCAAGGTATAAAACTCCCCGATATAGCCGAGTTGATTACAGATATTTTCAAAGCCACGGATACGAGTCATTAACTCACAGCGACGGATCGCCGGATTTGCCACACTGCCATCATATTTGTCGATCAAGCTGATGCGGTTGCCTTCGGTGTCTTCCAGTTCCATGCCTTTCAAGAATTCACGGGTACGGCGTTTTTGCTCCCGCCATTCGCCTATTGTGGTACGGCTGGCATAGGGGTTGCCTTTTTTGCTGACGTTACGCAGCGCAATCTGCAGATGCTCACGCCATTCGTTTGACTTCCGACGTAAGTGATTACGCCACCATGTTGGTGACGTCATTCGGAAAATCGCTGAACTGGCCTCCGCCTCAATAAATACCTTGTTGTTAATGCGATCCCATAACGGCGGTGTTTGGCCCAACTGCTGCGTGATAGCACCGGCGCGCTGATACATCGCCCACCCCAGACGCAGATCACTGGCTTCTGGCATTTGGTCACTAATAAATCCCAGCTCAAGCCGCATATAGGTAGCGGTGTCTTCCGCCAGCAATTCAACATCTGCGCGGGACATATCAGGGAGTTTATTAAAACGGCCAAACAGGGAGGCATTCCCCTCTGTCATTTTTGGCAGGCGGTAGCGCTTAGTGACTAATTCAAGGCGTGGCAATGTGCGCTTAACAAATGAATTGATTAAGTACGCATTGGCTCGCTGAATCCCGTGCAGGCGCTCAAGATTATCAACACGGCGGGAAATATCCCTGCGCACGCAGCTGGCCTGCTTCTCCAGTTTTTTATGCGCATGTGACAACGCCGCGATCAGGCGATCACGGCGGTTGGCTTCTTCAATAGCCAGTTCGTAGGCTTCGCTTTGGCTCAGCGGCTTATTTCTAAGCCTCTGGTAAAACTCGTAATACGGTGACTCGATGGCCGGACGTGGTGCGTTCCACGGATAAGACCATTCAACAGCATTAGTCATTCGACTACACCATCAAAATGTCTGAGCCACCACTTTTTATCATCAGCAGAATACCAATATTCAAGACCATTTATTATTTTTTTGAATGAGAGAACTACCCAATCAGTCTCATCATTAATAAACCCTTTACAAGGCGTAATATGAGTAATGAGAACTGTCACCGTCATACCTGTATATTTTCCACGAATCCACTCGCGTAAAATTAAAATTTGCCCCTCATGAAAGTCGCGATCATTTTTTCTCAGCTCGGCTGTCTTTTTCCCACTAACTACAGCCGAAAAAAAATCTGGCTTAATTTTTAATAAATGAGTTTTCATATTGCGCCTTTGTAAAGTTTGCTTTTCAGTTCATTAATCTCCTGACAAGTCACACAGTAAGAGACTCCAGCAACCGCCAAACGGCGCTGCTCTGGGATAGGCTCGTCACACACTTCACAGTTGAACGCAGACGCGCCAACCTTCCGAGCAGTAGCGCTTTTAATCTGGCGTTCTAGGATTTCTTGCTGGCGCTCTTGCGCCATGTCCATTTGGTCAGCCATTAGTGCAACTCCTGCGCCTGATATTGGATAAATTCACTTTCTTTGCGCAGCAGCTCAGCCACCTCAACGTGGTTTAGTTCCTTGCACTGAATGTGATTAGCTAAGTTCTGCAAACGAGCAGCCACGACCTCACCACGATTACGACGCTCATCCATGCGGGCGTTCGTCAGTAAAATCTCCAGATTAAGTTCCACTTTCATTTCTCTTACTTCGATATTTTTCATTATTGAATTCCTGTTTTTAGGCAAAGGGATGCCTGACGGATTTACGTCAGTTTTATTTCGTTACTGATTAATTAGGCATTGAGAGCTGTTTAGGAAATAAGCTCACGACTGCCTTTAAATGATTCATTGCGCTAATTAGCGCTTTCTTCTCGGCAATCGTCAGCTCACTGAATTCAACTTCATGACGAGCAGCCGGAATATTAGCTAGATAAAATATAGCGCCAAGCACACGTTTATTTTCTGCATAATGTTTGTCGCTGATGTCATGCATATCAGAGATAAAACGTGCCAGATCTTTACCGCAATCATCACCAAAAAACTGACCGCGAAGGATAGCGATCTGGGTTAGTCCATTAAAACGGTCACCAACGTTTATCGGTACAGTGAGCGCAGCTTCTGTGTTAGCCATGCAACCCCCTTTTTACTGCTAGTCATTCCAGCAATGAGCTGGTTCTGTTTTCTCGATGGATGCCAACTAGTGCCATTTTTCAATTCAACCCAGCCATGACTTGCATGGCACTGACGAACTGGGCTTTGACGTTTGAGCAAAGGCGCAACGGAAATAGTCATAATCACCTCAGTTCATACCAAACGTTGCGCCGATGCCGGTTAAAGCATCCACAGCGGACGACAAAGTAGGATTAGACTGCACACGCGCCTGCATGGTGATACCTGCCAGCGTTAAGCAACGGACAGCCGAATTTACGGTGCGCTTAAAATCAGCCAAGCGGGTCATGTTCATGTGACCACCGGCCACGGTATCAGCGGCCAGCTTGCCAACCTCAGCAGTGGCATTCAGGACATAAACAGGAATGTTCTCCCCTGCAATCTCGTTTAATGGCACAGAGGGGTGACACTGCATCTGCTCCAGCCAACCATCCAGAATCGTCGGGTCTTCGGTTTCATCAGTCAGACGCATAACATCAACGCATGTCAGTTGGTGCGGTTGCTCTGGGTTTAGCTTATTGCGCAGCATTTGCGGGTTCATACCAACATGCTCAGCAATCGCTGACAGTTCACCTTTATGACGCAAAGCAAAAGAACGACAAGCATCATCGAACTGTGCGTGTTTGGAATCTTTAAAATCAAACATGGTTGCTTCTCCGAACATATCGCAATATCGAACTAACCAAGTACAAGTTCGCAATCAGATAACGCATCCACAGTTAACGCGGCTAAGTTGATCATGACTTTTTCTTTCTTTAAATCCTTACGCAAACGGTGCCGAGGTAACCGTCCATCAGCAAGCATGTCGCTGATAGTATCTTCTGACAGGCCAGTAATTTCGCTATATCGCTTAATAGTCACATGCGGTGTGATCAGAGTGATTGAAATGTTAGGTTTCATGGTGCAACATTCCTCGTTTAATCGTGATTAATACTGATGCTTAGTGGTGGGTTTCATTTTGAAATCACATGAATATTAAGACTCCCCACTAAAATCGTCAACAAGAAAGATTTCAAAGTGAGATCAAATGGATTTTAGTTCAGGTGGGAAAGGCGCTATTGAGCGCATCGTAAAAGCATACGGATTTAAGACCAGACAAGCTTTGTGCGACCATTTAGGCGTATCAAAGAGCACTATGGCTACCCGATATATGCGTGATGTATTTCCTGGTGAATGGGTAATTCAATGCGCACTTGAAACTGGCACGTCTCTACGCTGGCTAGCTTTTGGGGCTGGCCCAATGCAGGATGCTGAGCCATCAGATTTGCTCACATTACCTAAGCTAAAACTTTCGGCAGGCAAGCTTGTCAATGACGGCTATTTTGTATTCGATAAAGCTTTTGTTTCAGAGTCAATCAAGCAACCGACAATAATTCTTGATGACTGTGTTACCTACATAGCTGATATGGCGGAACATGCCCCTTGCGATGGCAAGTGGATCATCGATATCGAAAGTAATATCGTTATCAGAGAGATAACTCGTTTACCAAAAAGCAGAATTCGTATTGATAATGGTAAGCACTCGTTTGAATGCGAGCTTTCCGATGTACTATTTTTAGGTGTTATAAAAAATACCATAACCGAAAACTGATATAGGAAGTAAAAAAACCATGGATATCGGCGTAGTCATTTTGTTAATTATTTTCATTTCCTCCCCAATATTTTTAAGTTTATGGTTGAAAGAAAAAAAGAAAAACAAAACAAAAATAGAAGAATATAACAATGAAATATTTGTTCTAAAAAATGAGATAAAGACAATATCAGAAGAGGCCTCTAAGAATAATAAAAGAGCATCTATACTGGCAGAGGAATTAGAGAATAAATCTTTTGAGTTAGCAACTCTCACTGATAAATCTGAACCACTTTGGAAGTATCAAAACTTACACAGTGCAGTTATGGACGCCGAAGAAAAAATAAACAATGCGGGCAAAATTGCTAACGACACAATTAATAATGCAACAAACAAATCTAGCCGAATTATAGCAGAAGCACAACAACGAGCAGACCTGACAATTAGTAATGCAGGCAGTGAGGCTATAGCGATAACTAAAGAGGCTAGAGAATCTAGGCTGAAAGCGAAAGAACGATTAGATAACGCTAATGAAAAAGCAAATGAAATAATATCTAATGCACATGATAATGCAACACTCTTAATTCAAGCAGCTGAAGATAGAGCTAAGGATATTGCTGGCTCCGCCTACGAAGCAAAAGAAAACGCAGAAAAGTATATTAATGCAGCCCGTGCGATGAAAAACAAAATTGATGGATATGGGGATGAATGGATTATACCTAATAGGAGTGTCCTAGATGAGCTAGCTGAATCATATCAATTTACTGATGTAGGTAAAGAGCTTAAAAAGGCTAGAGAGTTAACCGATAATCTTATCCGAACTCACAAAGCAGCAAGTTGTGATTATGTAGAACCGGTAAGAAGAAATGCTGCTATACAGTTTGTTATCGACGCTTTTAATGGGAAGGTTGATACTGCATTAGCAAAAGTAAAACATAATAATTATGGTAAGCTTGCCCAAGAGATCAAAGACTCTTTCGACTCTGTAAATTTTAACGGTTCAGCATTCCGCTCTGCTCGTATTACTGACATGTTTCTCCAAGCACGATTAAATGAACTAAAATGGGCTGTTGCGGTAAATGAAATAATGATTGAAGAAAGAGAAGAGCAGCGTCGTATAAAAGAACAGCTTAGAGAAGAAGAAAGAGCCCGTAAAGAGTACGAAAAAGCTATTAAAGAAGCTGAAAAAGAAGAAAAAACTATCAAGCAAGCAATTGAAAAAGCTACTAGAGAAATGCTTAATGCAAGTGAAGAAAAACGCTTAGCTCTTGAGCAAAGATTGGCCGAGTTACAGCAAAAATATGAAGAAGCCGAGGCTAAGAATCAGAGAGCCATTTCAATGGCACAACAAACCCGTTCTGGGCACGTATATGTTATTAGCAATATTGGGTCATTCGGTGACGATGTCTTTAAGATTGGTATGACTCGCCGGTTAGAGCCACTAGATCGTGTCCGTGAACTAGGGGATGCCAGCGTACCATTTTCATTCGATGTTCATGCGATGATTTATAGCGATGATGCCCCTTCACTCGAGAACCAACTGCATAAAGTTTTCAATGAAAACCAAGTAAACAAAGTTAATAGTAGAAAAGAATTTTTCAACGTTTCCTTGAGAGACATAAAATCAACTATTGAAGATATGAATATCAATGCTCAATGGACTATCTCTGCTGAAGCAAGAGAATATAGGGAATCTCTAGCTATTGCACAGGAACAAGAAGCTATCGCCAATCAAAAAAATGAAGAAGAGCTCATTGTTGCATAATTAAATGATGTTTGGTTTAAGCTGTAAAAAACATTGAATACTGTTTTTATATACAGCTAAAATTAGCCCTCAGACATGAGGGCTTTTTTTGTGGCAGTAAGTAAACAATCATCAGGTAAATGGCTATGCCAGTGTTTTCCCAGCGGACGTGACAACCGCCGCATTCGCAAACTGTTCACGACTAAGGGGGAAGCCTTAGCCTATGAGCGTTTCATTATGTCTGAGGTGAATGATAAGCCTTGGCTGGGTGAGGTTGAGGATCGTCGTCGGTTAAGTGACATCGTTGAGCTATGGTACAACCTCCACGGCCAGTCGCTAACAGCCGGTGAACGCACACGCAAAAAGATGGATTTAGTGGTAGAAGCTCTTGGTGATCCAATCGCTAGCAAGTTCACAGCCAAAAACTTTGCCCACTATCGGAATCAACGACTCAAAGGTGAAATCTTTTTCTCAGAAAAGTGGAGCAAAGGTGCAGCCCCTGTCACGGTTAATCTGGAACAGAACTATCTGAGCGGCGCATTCAATGAACTGATTCGCTTAGGGGAGTGGAAGCTACCTAACCCACTTGAGAACGTGCGCAAGTTTGTGATCGCTGAAAAAGAGATGGCATGGCTTACACATGAGCAGATTACAGAACTGTTAGATAAAGCCAAATACTCGACTAAAGAAGATTTATCACTGCTTATTCGTATCTGCCTCGTTACCGGAGCTCGCTGGCGTGAGGCTGAAAATCTTACCCGCTCTCAGTTTTCACCATTCAAAATCACCTACACCAGAACCAAAGGCAAAAAGAACCGTAGCGTTCCAATAAGCCAATCTCTCTATAACGAGGTGGACGCACTAAAACGAGACAAGCTATTTGATGATCTGTATTTCAGTTTTATGGCATTAATTGAGCAAACTAGCATCACCCTTCCCCGTGGCCAACTGACTCATGTTCTGCGACATACCTTTGCAGCACACTTCATGATGAACGGGGGAAATATTCTGGTACTGCAAAGAATTCTCGGACATAGCGACATTAAAATGACCATGAAGTATGCGCACTTTGCACCGGAACACCTCGATACCGCCCTGCATTTTAATCCACTGGCAACGATGACAAGTGGCAGCAAAATGGCAGCAGAGGTTGGCAAAGACCACAATTGA